CATCCACAGTTGGTACCAACTGTGGATGGATCAAAGTGTTCCATTTGGAAGGGTGGGAGACTATAGAGTGTCTACAGATCAACCGACAGCGATTTGGAAACCTGAGAATCGCAAACGACAGACAGTTACCAAGACTGAAAGAGAAGAAATAGAGAGACTCCAAGCAGAGGTAGAAGTTAAGAAGGCTGAGAAACATTCTAAGTCTGCTAAACGCAGTCAGTCTATGTGGGAAGTTGGCGAGAAATGTGAGAAACATCCATACCTAGAAAAGAAAGGCGTTTTGTCCTATGGGTTAAGAGTTGATGACAAAGGACTGTTAATGATTCCTATGTTAAACAATGACTTGGCTGTTGTGGGTATGCAATTTATCTCTGACGATGGCACCAAGCGTTTTCTTACTGGTTCTAAAAAAGCAGGTAGCTTTTTTATTCTTGGACAAGAAATACTTAAAACATCAGACACTATTTATTATGGTGAAGGTTATGCAACTTGTGCTGACATTTATCGAGACATGTCATGTCCTGTGTTTGTTTCCTTTGATGCTTACAACCTATCCAAGGTTGCTGAAAGCGTTTTTGAGACACTTAAAGATCGCAAACACATCTTTGTAGCAGACAACGATGACTCTAAGACAGGTGAAAACGAAGCAGTCAAGGCTTGTCAGTGGATCATTAAGCAAGGTGGCATGGCTGAGGTACACATGCCTGAAACAAAAGGTGACTACAACGACCACAAGGCTATCAGTGGCGAAGTTATCCCTGCTTTAAAGTTTGTCGATGTTCCCACAGATGTAGATTTTGTAACCTCAGACAAAGGGAGAATGTTGAACCTTAAAGAGAATGTTCTAGGTGTAATGAAAACCCACAGCATCCAAGTTAATTACAATGTCATCAAGAAAAGAATGGAGATAGAGATACCTCACATGAAGTTTATCGCTGACATGAAGGAAGAAGCGAGTTTGGTAGAGATCGAAGATCGTTGTATCAAGATGGGAGTGCCACACACTAGGGTGAGAGATTACCTCAAAGTGATCGCCAATGAATACAACCCTGTCATCGAATGGATTGAGAGCAAGCCTTGGGATGGAACATCTAGGATTGATGAGTTCTTAAAGACCATCACTGCTAGTACACCTGAAGCTCTGAAAGACATGTTGCTCAAGAAATGGTTAATTAGTTGTGTGGCAGCTTGTTATGAGCCAAATGGTGTCGAGTTAGAAGGCATCCTAGTGTTCCAAGGAGCACAGGGATTAGGCAAGACCATGTGGTTCAAAAGACTGTGTGACTACAACAATGGATGGTTACTGGAGGGTGCTACCCTCAATCCAAGTGACAAGGACTCAGTTAAAAGAGCTGTAAGTCACTGGATCGTAGAGCTAGGTGAGATAGAGTCTACCTTTAAGAAGAGTGACATAGATCAGCTCAAAGCCTTTATCACAGCCAAGACAGATGAACTTAGGTTGCCCTACGACAGGGCGTTTACGACCTATCAAAGGCGTACAGCGTTTTACGCTTCAGTCAATGCAAGAGAGTTCCTTACAGATTCCAGTGGTAACAGGAGGTTTTGGTGTATCGCAGTGACAGGTATAAACTTTAACCATGGTATCAACATGCAACAAGTGTGGGCAGAGATCAAAGAAACGATGTATGTCCAAGGACAAAAGAACTGGTTTCTTTCACCTGATGAAAGAGAGTTGTTACAAGAAAGCAACGAAGGTTACAGAACTCAATCATCGGTTGAAGACTTGTTGTTGCAATACATAAAATTTGATACGCAAAACCCACAGCCTGTACAGATGACTGAGTTACTTAGAGACATGGGCATAGCTAACCCTAGGATGCCTGACTTTAAAGAGGCTAGTCGTGTCCTCAGTCAGAATGGAGTCGAACCTAGACGATCCAATGGCAAGAAAGTTTACGACATAGAATATGACAAACCTGACAATGGTTTTACCAATGACAAGAAATATGGAGATGTGTTTTGATAGAAGAACCAATAAAAGAAATATTAGAATCCAATGTCGAAATGACTGAGATAGATAAAACTATTTACAAGAATTTTGATTACAACTTCGAAGGCAAAACAACTTTTGAAGTGCCACAGATGCCTGATGTAGAAAACAATTTTTCTATAGGCGTTATCTTTGGCTCAAGTGGCAGTGGCAAGTCTACTTTACTAAAAAGATTTGGCACTGAAGAGGTTTTAGATTGGAATCCTAAACATTCAGTTGCATCGCACTTTGTAAACGAACAGGATGCAATCCAAAGACTGAGTGCTGTTGGACTCAACACCATTCCATCTTGGGCAAAGCCTAGACATGTATTATCTAATGGCGAGGGATTCAGGGCAGACATGGCACGAAAAATTAAGGACAACGCTGTGATAGATGAATTTACTTCGGTGGTGAATAGAGAGACAGCCAAAAGTTGCTCTGTGGCTTTGTCAAAGTATGTAAAGAAACAGGGCATTAAGAACATAGTTTTAGCGACTTGTCATGAGGATATACTTAGTTGGTTAGAACCTGACTGGGTGTATTGTACTGACACTCAAGAGCTAAAAAGGGGGTCACTTCGGCAACCTATACAGGTTCAGGTATACCGATGCGATAAATCTTTGTGGTCAATGTTTGCGAAACATCACTATCTAACAGCAAACATACCAAACGCAATTAGGTGTTTTTGTTGTGTGTGGGAAGGTCAACTCGTAGGCTTCGGAGCAAGCATCAGTCTACCGGGCAAAATACCAGGCTTGTATGAAGGCGATACTAGAAAGAAATGGAGAGGATGTAGGACTGTGATATTGCCTGACTTTCAAGGTCTTGGCATTGGCGTTAGATTTTCAGATGCCATTGCAGACATACACATCGAAGATGGCTACAGGTATTTCTCTAAGACAGCACACATGAGAATGGGAGAATACAGACAACACAGTCCATTGTGGAGAGCTACTTCTACCAATTTGGTTGATCGACAGAAGGCAAGACGAAAGAATGTGAAGAAAGAATGGCATCATATGACATTGGATGTAGAAAGAATATGCTATTCACATGAGTACATAGGTCCTGACAATAAATCCTATGATCCTATTTGGATGAAGAAAGAAGAATATAAACAACAAGATTTATTTGGAGAACAAACATGAAATGTTGGCATTGCAATTACGACCTCATATGGGGTGGAGACGAAAACATCGAAGATGAAGATGGTCAGTATGTGTTGGAAACTAATTTGCACTGTCCTGACTGTGATGCACAAGTAATTGTGACCACGCTCCCAAAGAAGATCAAAGACGAAGGCTCGAAGTAATGAGTGGCACTCACTTACCTCGCACTGTTTGTAAAACACTGAGTCAGGTTAGTTTTTACAAGGATGGCAGTGGAAACAGGGTAGAGTGTGCTAAAAAGGGTATAGCTAGGCAAATGACACCCTGTGGGTAAAGCCATATAGAATAAAGGCTAAAGCCTATAGGTAGTGTTAGGTATATACTATATAAGAGAATATATATATACAGTACATAACAGCACAAATAGGCGTTTATGCGACTGATAGACGAGGGGTAGTGGAGATAGCTATACACTGTGCACTGTACACTGATAGATTTTAAAATGGCGTAAGCCAAGGAGTAGATAGAATGACTGAGAATAATAAAATGGTAGACGATAGGCGAGAAGAAATAGCAGAAGAAAAGAAGAAGAATAAAATTGTAAGTCTCTCGCACACATTTGGTGAGGACAATTGGATTCACACATTGACTGGTGGCAAACAAGTTAAAGTCTTTGAAGATCGTAGAAAGAAAGACGAAGTTATCTACAAAGGAATTAAGTAATGTCTGTTGTCACTAAATTAGTTGAATGGTTCAACAAGATAACCAAAGAACAATACGATGTAACAATCTACCTGAACAATGGTAAGTTGTTTCCCAATGGTAAACCACACATCATGGTTTCATTGAAGAAGATTAAGAAGATGACTAACAGCTTCCTATCAGGCACAGATATTAATGGGCAGACTTATGAGTTCAGTAGCGTTGAGGATTTTAACTACGAGATCAAGAAGATATATTAATGGGCAGACCTAAGAAAGATAAGACAACACTGACAGATACTCCAAGGCAGTTTGAGAAAGACCCTGAGTTAAACCTTACTGAAATGCAGAACGCTTTTGTGTGGCATTACACTGAGGGTTCTTGTTCGCAAACAGAAGCGGCGAGACGAGCAGGGTATGAGTTTCCAGCCGTAGCCGCTAACAAGATGCTCAATGGTAAAGACCAACCTCATGTCACCAAAGCTATCAGGATTAAACAAGATGAGTTAGCTGAGAAGTATGCCATCACTCCACAAAAGACTGGCACGATGTTGTGGAAGATCACTGAACAAGCGTTTGAATCAGGACAACTCAATGCCGCTGTGTCTGCTATCAAGGAGCTCAATCAACTCGCAGGACTATCAGTTCATAAGACTCAATCTCTCAACATAAATGCCAACCTTGATGCCATGTCAAGGGATGATATTAAGGATCGTTTAGCGAAGCTCTTAGGAGGCGACAGCGATACTTACTCGCCCAAGGACATGTAGCACTTTAACTAAGTATTAGCGACCTCTTGATTTCTTTTTCATTTCTTTCAAAAAACTCGACCTGACCAAAAAAGCACCACAGATCAAAGGCTTACGCCTGTATTCTTATGTATTCCTTTGTGCAATCATTTGCACATCTGTGTGCATAGGTGTCACAGCCTGAGCCAAGCAATTCAAAGGAACCCTATAGGAGTGGGCGTTTACCTAGGATCAATAAAACGATGGACCCCTATACCCCCTTATATGGTTTGGCTCGTAGGCTTATAGTTATAGCTAAGTTAGGTACACTGAATCACCAAAAAAACTCAACGAAAAAAAATATTAAAAAAAATTATGCAAAAAAATTTGTGTAAAATTTTGCACAAAAAAAACCCTCCATTGCAGAGGGTCTTTTGGAATGGTTATTACCTAAGAGTCAGACTCTTCTTTCACCTTCCTGAAATATTGCATCTCAGAATTTTCAGGATTTAACTTTTCACCCTTGTGAATAATATTGATCCCTTCCTTCTGAGCATCCAACATGCAATCAGAACAAATGATTACCTCGCCTTTCTTATCATGACCATCAATCGTGTGTTCACACAACCAAGTATCGAGAGGTATGCTTCGATGGGTTTTATATTT